TACAAGTTCTGTTGTTACATCTGTGATTTCGCCTGTTGTTAAGGAAGTCATGAAGATTGATAAAAAGCATGACAAACCCAAGCAGATGGCTGCTCGAAGACATAAAATTTTGGACATTAGTGGTAAGGTTGATACTGCCACTAAGTTTGATTCCACATTGTTGCAGAAGGCTGTGGTTGATTATGAATCACGCTTGATGTCCATTCCTAAGGAGGAATTGGACAAATTAGGCAAGATTAGTGATGATGTCAATTTAGCAGGCTTGGATGGTGTTTTGGGGCTTAATGCTATGAATTTCACAACTTCAGTTGGATTTCCTGGTAAAGGACCTAAGACACAATACGTGGAGAAATCAGACCGCATGGTTGAGGGCATTTCATGTCCTCGTGATGTTGATCCGGTGATTTTGGAGGAAATCGCAAGGATGGAGAAGCAACTATTGGCTGGAAAGTCGATTAATGCTATCTTCAAAGCTTCGTTGAAGGATGAACCAACCAAGATAACCAAGGACAAAGTTCGCGTGTTTGCTGCCGCAAATATGCCCTTTGTTATGTTGGTTCGTAAGTATTTTCTTACTCTTGCTGCTTTGGTGCAGAGAAACAAGATAATCACAGAATGTGCTGTTGGAACGGTTGTTCAGTCACCTGAGTGGACTGAGTTGTTTCAACATATTGGTAAGCACGGTTGGGATCGTGCTATTGCTGGTGATTATGCCAAGTTTGATGGACGTATGAGTCCTCAGTTTATGCTTGCTGCTTTTAAGCTTTTGATTAAGCTAGCAGAGAAGAGTGGAAATTATGATGAGGATGATCTAACTATTATGCGTGGTATCGCAACAGAGATTTCTTATCCAACTTATGATTATTTTGGAACATTGGTTCAATTTATGGGATCGAACCCATCTGGACATCCTTTGACAGTTGTAATCAACAGTTTCGTGAATTCTTTGTATTTGCGTTACTGTTGGTATGCTATTGCCAAGGAGAAGGGATGGTGGAAGACACCCGTATTTGGAAGCAAGGTTTCCGCTATGACATACGGAGATGACAACATCATGACTGTTGCAGAAGGTTATGATGATTTCAATCATACTGCAATTGCTGAACAGTTGGCCAAAGTGAGTATCAAATATACTATGGCTGACAAGGATGCAGAGTCTGTTCCTTTTATTCCTTTGCAGAGTGCATCATTTTTGAAGCACTTTGCTGTTTGGGATGAGGAATTAGGCTTGTTTCGTTCTCCTGTCGAGGAGGATTCGATTGCTAAAATGTTGCATGCTCACTTGAAATCCAAGGTTTTGACCATGGAACAATCAAGTGCTGAAGCAATTCAGAATGTAGCATTGAAGTATTTTGAGTATGGCCGTGAGGTCTACACGCTACGAAAGTCACAACTCGAAGAGGTTGCACGTGCCGCTGGTATTCAGGGGTATGTTGGACCAATTATGAGTTATGATGATCGTTTGGCGTGGTATCGTGAGAAGTTCGACCTTTAGGTCGGCTTCGTTAGCCCGCCCTGGGGGCTTTGTACCTTGGGCCACCGTAACTATACGTTGGATAAGCTAAAAATAGTTGCTTGTGTTTGATTAACGCACAGGTTGTAGGTTCTGAATTACCTGCAATTTGTGGACAGCTACACAAGTAGTCATTGTATATAGTCGTTATTTAGCGACGGGGTGACGCCCACAAAAATAGCACTGTCATGTTGTCGATTGATGCACCGCACATGATATTTGTACAAATTG